CCACAAATGGGAGGGGCTGTGAAAAAAGATTTGTTACAACTATTACCCAATGAGTGTGGTAAACAAACTTTGACAGAATTTTTCAAGTTAAATCAAGAGAAAACCTGCGATGTTTTTTCTCGATTAAAAGAATTATAGTGAGGGCTTCTCTCACTATAATTATCTTATATGTTACAATAATTTCTCAACTTCTGCTTGCATTGGATTAGCTTTAGCAGTAATCTCATATTCTATTCTAAATCTCTCCAGTAACTCATATCTAACAGTACCTGGCATCTTCATAAATTGATCTAAAGTTACAGATCTAATATTATAAGTAGACATAGCCTTCATTACTGAGTAGATGTCGTCGAATCTACGTTCTCTATTGTGTTCTGGAGTACCGAAAAAACCAACGCTATTGGATCTATAGACACCTCTATCATATGTTTACAATCTTCTTTAACACAAGGGAATTTAGCCAATATATCTTGTATACCATAATTAGAGATTGCTTCTATTTGATCATTTATTTTCTTTTTAACTTCATCATCAAATAAAGCTAATCTATCTAGTTTAACAGATAAAGAAAGCTTATTCCAATCTTCCTCTACAAGCTTAACAGGTTTACCATTAACATCTTTAGACGATGTATCGAAAGCTTCTACTTTATAAATATAACGAGCCATTTTAATTTGATTCAAATCATTAAAGTATTCAAATATAGTAGGGTCACTGTCATCTTTAGCTAAATAAGCGTTAGAACACTTCTGACTCAGTTGCAGCACTCTTTCTTTCATTGGTTTCAGATTCCATTCCTGGTCTTCGTATATCTCTTTAAAGTAAGGATATTCTATATACTTATCAATTATCCAGTTATAACTTTCTTCATCTAGATTATTTGATCTTAACCAAGTAGGATCTTTCATTCTGATATATGTATCAATTGTAGTACCTATTTTAGTGTATTTGACACCTTTTCCTTTAACTGCTTTAGATCTTCTTAAGTTACTTTCGAAAGTATCGTTTGGATTATAATTAACATTAGCCCATTCTATCATTTCGTTTGTATATTGAGCTCTAACAGCTTCCTCGAAAGGAAAACTAACTTCTTGAGTCGTTCCACATTTAGGGCAAGTTTCTTCCCATTTAAAAGGCACTTCTTCCCCGTTAGACATTTTAACTTTAACTGCGTTTAATAGACTGGCAGCTGCTAATATAATTATAGGAATATCTTGTGCTGATATATTCTCAAAATGTGCTTTTGTTAGTTTATCAGAATCACTTGTTAAAAACTGAGCGTTTTGTAATACTAGATCTAAGAACTTTCTAGATTGAGTTCCTTTGGCATTCATTTGCAAATGGAATAGAAAGTCTTTTCTGGCTTCGTTAGCTAGCTCTAATATAGAAATATCTGTGTTATTAAATTCATATATTCTAATCGCTACGTTAGTTACAGGTAGATATACATCTTTGTACATACCTTCTTTTTTATAATAATTAAATACATCTTCTATAGAAGTTAATTTCTTAACGTCCGATGTTGTTTTAGCTATCTCTGACGATCCCATAAATAAATCTTTGTAGGAATCATCGTTAAATGAGAATTCTTGTAGGGAAGTATTTAGTACTAATTTAGCTGGGTTATCATATACTATAGCCTCTTCTAAATTCTTATCATCTACTTGTAATTCCACTCCTGTATTAATATCAGTTATAAACTGATCATCGTCGTCGTTTAGTACTTCTCTTACTTCTTTAGGAGCGTTGTTACTAACGACTCCTGGTGCACCAGGTGGTGCCATAAATGTGTTATTTTCTGGCATTTTATCTTTCCTTTCTATATAATATCATCTTCGTCTATATCTATGTCTAAATCTAATTCAACAGTAATCTTTGAATTTTCTTTAGGTGCATTAGAATTAGATTGTGTTACTATCTCTTCATCAAAATCTTCTTTATTTATAGCTTCTTCAACAGACTTCTGTTCTTGCTCTTCTTTTACCATTTTCCAATAATAATAGTAGATGTCTTCATATCTTATACCAGTACGTCTTTCGAATTCATTTAAATAATGTCCCATATTTACTCCTGGTCTACTAGGGATAGGAGTATTAGGATTAAACCATTTAGCATCATCCTCGTCAAATCCATATTCTTCAAATTGGAATTTCTGTAACACGAAATCTTCCATGGTATATAAGTTCTCTCCTGAGTGTTGTCGCATTTCTTCTATAAACTCTACTCTAGACTCAGTATCTACCTTCAATATTCTTTTCATTTCTTTATCGATATTAGGATTCTGGTCTATTAATCTAAAGAACTTCTCATCAGCTTCTTGCAGCAGTCTCTGTATCATATTAGGTACAGCAGGTCTCCTTAAAGCTTTCCATTGTTTATGGAATTCAGCTAAAGCTGCCTGATTCTCACTTACCATTCTGAAGTTAACCCCTTGATCCTTTAAGAATAGTAGAAAGTCTCTTACCCACACCAGATTCTTATATTTAGAAGCTACGTCTATAGAGTCTTTTAATCCATGCATCATAGAAGTAGTAACAACCGTACCTTCTTTTCTACCAGATTTGATTATATTTCTACTTCTAGGATCTAAATCTTCATCTTCATCCTCTTCTTCATACATCATATGAAGGAAAGCTTCCGGCATTTGGAATAAAGGTCTTTTATCGAAGTCCTCTGCTATTGCTCCTTCTGCTTTAGTATTCTTAAAATAAGAATCTAATATCTTTTTCTTTTTTTCTGCGGTTTTTTGTCTCTGCTCTTCTTGCAGTTCGTTATTTTTAATTCTTGCTAAGATTTCAGGTGATATAGGAAGTATATCCTTTTCGGAGTTCTCCCAATCCATCTTCACCTCTATTTCGTTTCCATGCTCATCTTTACCTAGGGAAACTACTTCTCCACCATCTCCTCTTTTATATTGACCGTCTAGAAATTGTGTACCGAAAATTTCTGTTAATTTACTTGCCATTTTTCTTTAACTCGTTCCTACACCATTTAAATACTTAATACTATAATTACCATTTTTAAGTTGATTTAATACTTCATTAAATAACTCAAGATCAGCTTTCTCTATAGTAGTTAAATAAATGGTGAAATCTAATGAATTATTTGTGCAGTCATATAAGCTTATAATTCTTTTAGCTTCTTCTGTTGTATCTTGATATACTCTAAACATAATAACCCTCCTTACTTTAATATAATGTACACTTCTTTTCTAGATTTTCATATTATAGTTTAATTAATTTCACTATAATGACTAATTAGTTCGAAATATTCGACATAAAAAAGCCCCCCATTTAAGGGAGGCTAAAATTGAATAAGGATATATTTTATGAATAATAGTAATTCTAACAAAGGACTATCTTTCGTATTAGATTACTAAAATATATTATAGTTATATTATTTTATATAAATTCCGAACGACATAAAGAACCCCCCTTAATCGGGGGGTATTATACACTTCACTTAAATAA